CGCTTGATGCGAATTGGACCTCTTCCAAGACCAAGTACATTTTGGTCGATGTGCAGACGAACGACGTGATGGTGACGTTTGACGGTAGCAATCCGTCGTCTACGAACGGCCATCTGTTCAAGGCTGGCGTGCAGCCCTTCCTTTGGAACAAGGAAACGGCCCGATTGGCTAAGTTCATCCGCGCAGGCGGAAGTGATGCCGCTGTACAGGCAACCCCCTTCTCCGTCTAAGCCATGCCTAACGCACGCATCGTCAATACCCCGTCGCAGGCTATTCCGCAGAATGGCACGACGCACAAGCAGCGCACGGTTAGCTCATCGGCTGTAGCTTTCCTTGATTGGACGCTGGCTACCGATACGGAACATCTTCTGGTACAGGTGACGGGAGCGGATATTCGTGTTACCTTCGACGGAACCACCGATCCTACGGCCACCAAGGGCTTCCGTATGCCAGCCAATAGCTCGGCCTACTGGACGCGCACGATGGTGCTTAAAGCCCGTGCAATCCGCGAAGCCTCTACCGATGCTGTGATTGAGGCGCAGGAACTCAACTACCTCTAATAATGGACATCTTCAAGACGCTGTTGCTGGACACTCCCGTGTCCACGGCAATTAGTGGCACCGTAGCCATCAATCAAGGTGGCACCGGAGCTACTACTGCCGCCGATGCGCGAGTTAATTTGCTGCCCTCTTATACGGGCAATGCAAATAAGGTGCTAAGCCTTAACTCTGGAGCAACGGATGTCGAGTGGACTACGAACGGTGCTGGCACCGTAACGAGTGTCGATCTTACTGCTGGTACGGGCATTAGCGTGTCTGGTGGGCCAATTACTTCCACGGGCAGCATTACCGTAACCAACACGGCTCCAGACCAAACGGTGGTTCTAACGCAGGGTGGAACGACCACCATCACGGGGAGCTATCCCAATTTTACGATTTCGTCCGCCGACCAATATAAGGGCACGGTAACGAGTGTTGATTTTTCTGGCGGCACTACGGGCCTAACGGTTTCTGGCAATCCGATTACTAGCAGTGGAACTATCACCCTTGCTGGTACGTTGGCGGTAGCTAATGGTGGCACGGGCCTAACCTCTGGTACGTCTGGCGGTGTTTTGGCCTTTACGGCAAGTGGAACCCTAGCCTCGTCCAGCGCATTGACGGCTAATGCCCTTGTTGTTGGCGGTGGTGCTGGAGCCGCGCCAACCACCATTACTACGGGTACTGGCGTTGTTACGGCCTTGGGAGTAAATACAGGGTCTACAGGCGCGTTCGCGGTGGATGGCGCAGCAGCTACGTTTACCACCCTTACGGCCACGACTAAGATAGTGTCCCCATTCCTTGACGCTTCTAGTTCTGCTGGTGGTGCTTTGCGCAATGCATCTGGCGTAGCTCAAGTCCAATGGGGTGCTGGCGGCGGAAGCAATGTAACCTTCGACGTAGCTACCAACCTCAATCCGGCCAATGCTGCCGTTAGCTTGGCCCCAACGGGTACGGGTACGGTAACGATCAATCCGGCTACGGCTGGAACGATTAACGCTATGTCCATCGGCGCGACCACCGCTGCCTCTGGCAAGTTTACGACTTTAGACGCTACAGGCAACGTAGGTTTTGATGGCGGCACGTTTACTTTTAATGACGCGGGTGCCGATAAAGACTTCCGCATTGAGGGTGATACGGCGGCCAACTTGTTCTTCTCGGATGCCTCGGTTGATCGCATTGGCATTAATCAGGGGACCCCCCTTGCTCGCCTAGACCTCAACGGCAACTACGCTTCCAACATCACGGCAGTATCCCTGCTAGACATCGACTGTTCGACGGCCAACTACTTCACTAAAACCATTGCGGCGGATTCCACGTTCACCTTTAGCAATCCTCCGTCTAGTCGTTCATTCGCGTTCGCTCTTGAACTCACGCATACGTCTGGTGCTATCACTTGGCCTGCCGCTGTAAAGTGGCCCAAGGACACGGCTCCGACCCTGACCACGGGCAAAACCCACATCTTTATCTTTGTAACCGACGATGGTGGCACGCGCTGGCGCGGTGCTGCTCTTGTAGACTACGTTAACTAATATCTATGGATCCGAACGTCATCAAACTTGCGATGGGTGCTGGTGGACAAGGGGGTGCTGAGTATGATCTGTACGCTTGGGGGCGTAACAACTTAGGTCAACTCGGCCTAGGAAATATAACTAATCGTTCATCTCCTGTACAAGTCGGAGCATTAACCACATGGGACAATGTTGCCTGTGGACATTTCCACACCATAGCAACTAAGATAGACGGAACGTTATGGGCTTGGGGGCGTAACCAATACGGCCAACTGGGCCTAGAAGATATAACTAATCGTTCATCTCCTGTACAAGTTGGAGCATTAACCACATGGAGCAATATTGCGGGCGGCGCGGTCCACACGATAGCCACTAAGACAGACGGAACATTGTGGGCTTGGGGACGTAACGCCTCGGGCGAACTTGGCCTAGGAAACACAACCAATCGTTCTTCTCCTGTACAAGTTGGCGCGTTAACGACTTGGAGCAACATTGCGTGTGGCAGCGCACACACGATAGCCACTAAGACAGATGGAACGTTATGGGCTTGGGGATATAACTATAACGGACAACTTGGCCTAGGGGATACAACTAGTCGTTCATCTCCTGTTCAAGTTGGAGCATTAACTACATGGAGCAAGGTTGCTTGTGGTCGTTACCACACGATAGCAACTAAGACAGACGGAACGTTATGGGCTTGGGGTGCAAACGTATCCGGCGAACTTGGCCTAGGAAATACAACTAGGCGTTCATCTCCTGTACAGGTTGGCGCGTTAACAACGTGGGACAAGATTGCTTGTGGATACAAAAACAGCATAGCGACGAAAACTGACGGCACATTATGGGCTTGGGGCCAAAATGGGTTTGGGCAACTAGGCCAAGGAAATTTAATCAACCGTTCATCTCCTGTACAGGTTGGCGCGTTAACAACGTGGGACAAGATTGCGTGCGGCCAATATCACACCATAGCCGCTAAAACAGACGGAACTTTATGGATTTGGGGGTTTAACGGCTACGGTCAACTTGGCCTAGGGGATACAAACGGTCGTTATTCACCTGTACAGGTTGGATCTTTAACTACATGGTACAAGGTGGCGTGTGGACATCACCACACCATAGCCACTACCGAGGAGTAGACAAAAGTCTTTACCTTACGTTAACGACTGATACAAAGGCCAAGTGAATAACAACTCGACCAAGAAGCTGCACTTCTTGTCCGGCCTTCCGCGCTCAGGATCAACCGTACTTGCGGCAATTCTAAACCAGAATCCGCAGACTCACGTTTCAACTACCTCAGGTCTTGGGGCTGCGCTTGATGCATTGGCAACAACGTGGCACCGTGAACCGCTACTAGAAAAGAACGACCGCGACCGAAAGAAACTAGCCAACGCAATGCGTGGCTTGATTCACGGTTACTACGACGAGATCACGTCGAAGCCGATTGTGATTGATAAGGCCCGCAACTGGCCGCTTCCAGTAGTTGTATCTGCAATGGCTCAAGTGCTAGGTCACAAGCCGCGTATCATTGCCACGGTTCGCAGCGTGCCAGACTGCATGGCGTCCTTTGTTCGCGTGGCGAAGCCAGAAAACCTAGACGACTTTATCCAGCAGTCAGGACTTACGGCGCACCTAAAATCGTCCTATCAGGTCTTGCAGGCTGGTTACCAAGCCGACCCAGAGTGCTTCCTTTTCGTAGAGTACGAAGACTTGCTGGCCGACCCGCGCACACAACTTCAGCGCATTCACGATTTCCTTGGCCTTGATCCGTTTGAGTACGACTTTGAACGCATTGATGGATCGACCGTGAAGGAGGACGACGAGGGACTGCACGGTGTCGCTGGTCTGCACGACATCAAGCCGAAGCTAGGACGGCAGCACAATCAGTCGCCTCGCGATGTTTTAAAGCACCACTACAGCGAATTCTGTCAGCCTGAGTTCTGGCTTCCTAAACCGCGAACCACGCCAGACATTGATCTTCTCGATTTGCAACTGACGGCTTCGACGATGGGCGATTTCGCCGAGGGTCAACGGATCGCAGACAAACTAAAGGTAGAACGTCCCGGCGATCATCGCGCCGCATACAACCGTGGATGGTACGAACTGCGCGAAGGAAAGATTGAGGAAGGCTACAAACTACTCCAACGCGGCAGGAAGGTGAAGATTGTCGGCGATGCCCCACCGAAAACTCCGCAGCCAGAATGGGACGGCAAGAGCGAGGGGACTGTGTTGCTCCAACTAGAAGGCGGTTTGGGCGATCAGATCCATCAGGTTAGGTACGCTGGCAATCTGAAAGCACGAGGATGTCGCGTGATTGTCTCGTGCAGCGGTTCGCTGGTCAGCCTCCTGCAAAAGCAGCCCGACGTGGCTGCCGTTGTCCAGCATGGGGCAGAATATGGGGTCTACCACGACTATTGGATGGCTGGGATGTCCGGTCCTGTCTACCTTGGGCTAAACCGCAGATCCATCCGAGGAGATGCATACATCAACACCGACTTCAATGTTCCCGGTAAGAAGCTACGGGTAGGGCTTCGTTGGTCGGGCAACAAGCAGTTTGAGGCCCAGCACCACAAGCTGTTTCCAGCCCAGTTGTTCTTTGATGCCGTCAAGCGCGACGACGTGGAGTTTATCTCCCTTCAGCGGGATGCCGATCTAGAGTTCAAGCCAAGCTGGGTACAGGACGTACCACTTGAAACGTGGAACGACACCCACAAGGCAGTTAGCTCCTGCGACCTAGTAATTAGCTCCTGTACGTCTGTAAGCCATCTTTCTGCGGCTATGGGTATCCCCACTTGGGTTGTCATTCCAATTATGGGGTATTATCTGTATGCCGAACCCGGCAATAAGACGCCCTATTACAACTCCATGCGGTTGTTCCGCCAACAGAAGTATGGCGACTGGACCCACCCTTTTGAAGAAATTAAGAGCCTAAATTATTCCCATGAACTACTGTCTTGTTGAGAATGGCGTCATTGCCGATGGCCCCCGTGGACTTCCCCGTTCATGGCGTAATATCTCTGGCCTCGACCAAATGGACAATGATGGGCTTCGGGAGCTTGGTTGGCTTCCAGTCCGTCTTGAGGAGGGTGATGTTCAAGAGAAGTTTGTTGGCTCGGTGTTTGCCATCCTTCCTAGCGAAGTGGTGGAAACAAAGATTTGGCGTTCTTACACGGCTGAAGAGCAGGCTGAGATTGATAGTCAGAAAGCGGCTGATGTGCGTCGCCAACGTAACTCAAAGTTGACCGAGTGTGATTGGACCCAGCTTAACGACACGCCGCTGGATAACGCCGCTAAGATTCAATGGACGGCTTATCGTCAGGCCCTCCGCGACATTCCCACACAATCTGGATTCCCACATTCGGTAGTTTGGCCCACAAAGCCTTGATATACTAAGTCATGGCTCAAATTCAAAAAGGCACCACCTACGGGACGACCTCGCCGTCGAACCTAGTTACCTCGACCAATCTCAACAACCACGTTGATGATGCGGTGCTTTTGCCGGGAGCCATTACCGACCAGACGGCCAAGACCGTCCTCGCCTCTGCCGATACCATCCTAGTCCATAGCTCTGCCGATACGGCTTTGCGCAAGACTACGGCGGCTCAAGTGTTTGCTAGCCCCCTGCCTATTGGCTCTTCTACGGCCAATTCCGGCAAGTTTACGAGCCTTGAGGTAACGGGGCAGTACAAGGGGTCGGTTACGGCTGTATCCCTGCTAGATATTGATTGCTCGCAGGGCAACTACTTCACAAAGACGATTAGCGGCAACTCCACCTTTACGTTCAGCAACGTACCCAGCGGTGCGTATGGCATGATTGTGGAGATCGAGAATACGTCCGGCACGATTAGCTGGCCTGCTGCTGTTAAATGGCCCAACGATACGGCACCAACTCTTAGCACAGGTAAGACCCACGTCTTTGTGTTTATCACGGACGACAGCGGTACCCGTTGGCGTGGTGTGGCTGCGGTAAATTACGTTACCTAACATGAGCGTAATCACCGAACTCCTCTTCAACGCCGGAACGGGAGGTCTGTTTGGTCTCTTTGGCTCGTTGGCTACGAGTGCTCTTCGCATCTGGGAAAAGCGGCAGGATAATAAGTTTGCCCTAGATATGCTTGATAAGCAGGCTGCTTCCGCTGAAGCTCTAGCCGCTTGGAACGCATTTGCGGCGTCACAGTCCGCATCTGCTGCCGACATGACCGAGAAGGTGTCTCCGTGGGCAGCTAACGTCCGCGCCGTTACCCGTCCCTTCCTGACTATCGGTTTGGTACTTGGCTCCTTCATTAGCTTCTTCCTGATCGAAGACCAATACCTAAAGGTCGAAGCTATCCAAAGCTTTATGATGTTGGCCGGAACCGCCGTGGCTTGGTGGTTTGGTAGCCGGATGACCAGCCTGATTCGCAAATGATCTTCGACAACGACATCGTGAAGGTATTTGCTGTTACCGTAGGAGGCTCCTTGGGAACGATTACACTTACTCAAGTGAATGAAATCGCTGCCTTTATTCTGGTCTTAGTCTCTATTGCCTATACACTTACGAAGCTAATTAAGCTTCTCAAGCGCGATGAATAAGAAGACCATGAAGTGCAACGT